TCCGCGCAGGCGTAAGACACCTGAGCAACAGGAAGAGCGCGATATTGAGAATCGCCAGCGTTCGTCAAAGCGTGCAAAGCAAACGGTTCGGCATCTTGTGAAATCAATTCTTGCCGACCATATGCTAACGTTCAGTTATCGCGAAAATGTTGTTGATCGGGCACGGGTTGCGGCGGAGTGGAAAGAGTTCGTTAGGTTGTTTCGTGTCCGGTATCCGTCCTGGACATATTTGGCCGTTCTCGAAAAGCAAGAGCGTGGTTCGCTGCACATTCATGTTGCAGTGCAGGGTAGGCAGGATATACGCTGGCTGCTGCGTTGTTGGCTTATCGCGATAGGGCAGCCCCTCGAAGATGTTTCGGCGTGGCTTGTAGGGGGCGTTAAACTCGGTGAGAGGTCATTGGGTGCGGTCAATGTTGAGCCTCCGAAAAAACGTTGGGGCGGCGCACATACGCAATGGAAGAGGGATAAGCTTTCTGGTTATCTGACAAAGTACATCGGCAAGGAATTTGAAGAGTCCGAAAAGCATTTGAAAAAATACTGGCATTCCCGAAACATTGAGCGTCCTGTAATCGAACGTTTTTGGCTCAAGGCTAAAACCTATGCTGATGCCGTTGTCGAAGCGCATGATTTGATTTACTACACTGGTGCAACTTCTCTAAGCATGTGGGGCGATCATTCGGCGGGGGTGATATGGATAACGGGGGAAACTTCGCGGGAGTTGATCGGGAAAGTTACTCAAGCCAAGCCGGATTTTGATTGGCTGCAAGATTAGCTTTTTCAGCCCTGATTTTGTTTTCTACGTTGTAGGCTTTTCGGTAGGCTTCGCGGCGAAAGGTGGCGGCTGAAAGATTCGGGATTGTGTCTAACCAAGCTTGTACTTCGGTTTCTGATACGGGGATTTCTTCAATGAACAGCAATAGCGACATAGGGGTTTTTGTGTGGCTGGATGAGCTGGAGTAGTTTAAAGATAAGAGCTTTTAAAATCAGGCTTTTTGTTCTGTTGAAATACGCATAATGTATATTGCTCTTGTTGTTTGAACGTGAAAAATGAGCATCATAATTTGCGAACTGTAAAACGCTTGCTTCTGCCGGTTCTGGTGTGACTATGATCGCAATAGCTAATGCGGTCATTGTTAGGCAAGTCGTGATTCCACGGCTTTCGATGTAGTGTTTCCAGAATTCCTTTTTCTTCGCGCTGTTCGCTGTTCGCAATTCAATCTCTGCAATAACTCTCATTTCGTCTAGTCCTGCAAGGGCTGCAAGTTGTACGGCAACGGCGTTTGATGGGTGTGCTCTTCCTTTCCTGATGTTCGTCAAGTTCCCTGTAGGAATCCCCATTGCTTTTGCCAGGGCGTAGTCGCTCGATAGGTTTGCGCGCTGTTTAGCGCGGTCAAGTAATTCGCTGATTTCCATTTGTAATTCTCCTTTTTTGTAGCTGAAAAAATAATACTCTGAAAATAATCAGTTGCAAGTCTGAAAATTTTCAGATATGGTGCGCCATCTGAAATATTTCAGATGCCCTCGGTGGCTAACTTTTAGGAGTAATGAAAAATGAAAACACGTATTCAAGTTCTAAGCGTTGAACACAAGCAAGGCCGTTCCAAAACTGGCAATGACTACAGTCTCGATATCTGTCAGTGCGTTGTACATGGTGTTGATGAGGCAACCGGCGCGGAAAAAATGCAGATAGGCGAGCTGATGCTTCCCAAGAATCATCCGGTTGTTACTCCGGGCATGTATGACGGGGAATTCGGTATATCCGTTGGTCAAGATAAAAAAATCTCCGGTCGTTTGCTCCAGCTCTATCCGGTGTCTGCTGTTCAGCGTGTCATGCAAACTTCCGCGATTCCTGCGGCTGCATCAAAAGTCTAAAAAACTTTTTGGCCCTCCATGTTGAGGGCGTTTTTTTGGGTGGCTTTTCGGTTTCAGGTCATCCAAATAAACCAAAGGGGGAGTGATGAAAGTACATATCCGCATTAATGATAATGATCGCTCTCTGTGCGGTATGCAGTCACGTCACGGTAATTATGACATTCGTACCTTGTCTACTTTTTTTCAGGCTCTTGAATCTGATCGTTGCGGTCGTTGTGTTCATCATCTTATTGAGCGCGGTTATTCGGTTGTCAAATTAAGTTCTGTTGTTGGTGTTGTTTCACGCTCTGCTGTTGTTGCAGATCGTTTATAAAAAATTCGCGCCTAATTAGCGCGCTTCCGCTGCCAGTCGGTTACTGGCTTTTTTAAAGGAGTTTTAAAAATGAAAGCTTTATTTTTGTTGCTTGCTTCTGCACTTGCTTTGTTCTCTGCGCCTGCTTTTGCCGTCATCGATGTGACATTGGCAACGGGCGGCGTTCTTGATGCTCAGGTTGCCATGCTGGCGGTAATCGGTGCGTTGATGGTGCTGACTACCACGCTGTTCGGCATCACCATGGTTCTTGGCTTCCTGAAGCGTAAAACGGGCGCATAACTAAAATGTCCCTTCAAGTTGGTCTGGCCTGTTACGAAACTGCGGTCTATGCAGGCCAGGCCGCTTGTGCTTCTTTCGTTCCGGTTTCGAATATCGATGCTGCCGGAGTTCGTTCTGTTTCTTGTTCTGGCGCTGACTCATCTACCGGCGCGCTGCAATTGACTGTTGCGTTTACGCCGACTGGCGGCGCTACTTCGTATTCAACGATTTCACAGCTTCAATCTTTTTCGCCGTGCATGCAGCAGGATTACATTCAGGCTGCGGAAATAATTTTTGGTGTGCTGCTCGCTGCCTGGGCAATTGTCTATGGCGCTTATAAAGTGACTCAACTTCTACACTGGAACCGTGGTGATCATGTCTGACAATTTGAAAATAGCTTTTTTGGTTTTTTGTGCCTTGGTGTTCACCTCTGTTCGGCCAGCTTATGCTGCGTTGGTTTATTCTGCGTGGGCTCCTTCTGACCCTGTGACTTACTGTCCTGCGGCTTTTACTGCTACGGGCAATTCCGCTTATGGCTGGGCTTATCATCACACGTCAAATTTTGGTGTTGGTACCAATCAGGAAGGTGGCAACTGTTTTGCTATTTGCTCGAACTCGGGTTTGTGTGGTGCGCAATATAATGTGGTTAGCAGTTTTGATTCATCACCTCGGCGGACTCTTTCTTGCGATGGGGTTGGCGAGGTATTAGGCGGTACATATCCCAATAAAACTTGTGCCACGGCGTGTCCTGCTGTTGGTACTTCGTATTCTTCTGGCTGGTATGATGTTGGTGTTGACCCAAGTATCATAAATGGAATTCCCAATGGTTCGATAAATTCATGTTCTGGTGGTTGTGGTCAACAATATGAAGGTAGTTCGATTAGCAAGCGATCTTTGGTTGGTGGTGTCTATCATTATTATTCGCAAGGTTCATATGTTTCGACAGGCTCAACTTGTTCCAGTGGTCCCGCATCACCTGGCGCTGTTGCTTCTGTTCCACCGGATGCGTGTGCGGCGGGTCAGTCTTTTCTTATCATGAATGGTAGGCTTGCCTGCTTTAATTCTTCCGGGGAGCGTGTTAATTCTGACGGTGTTACTGGCATTCCTGCTGTTCCTACGTCTGTCTCGGCTCAAGAAGCTGGTATAGCTGCTGCTGCTGCCGCTTCTGCTGCTGGTGCTGATGCTGCTACAGCGGCGGCTGCTGGTCAGAGTGCGGCTGCTTCTGTTATTGCTTCCAATGCTGTTGGTGATTCATTGGATATTTCTACATTGGCCACTCATAGCGATATTAGTGGTCAGACTGCTAGTCTAAATTCTAAGCTTGATGAACTAAAAACACCGTGGACTGATCTGCCTTCGGTACTTGGTACACCTGGTGCGCCTGATTTAATTCCTAGTGAAATCTACACGCCAAGTGTCTCGGTGATTTCTTTTGCGGCACCTGCCGGCTGTCCGGCTCCGTTGCTCTATTCGATGTTTGGTGTGAACTATTCGCTGACGTTCGATGCTGCGTGTGATCTGATGACTTCGATTCGTCCGGTGGTGCTTTCAATTGCTGCGGCCACTGCGGCAATCATTTTTATGGGAGTGTTCTAAATGGGAAATCTCGTCGGTTGGTTGTTGGCATTGATCGGACCGCTTGTCGTTCGCGGATTGGCTGCGATTGGCTTTACTGCGGTTGTGTTTACTGGCGTTGAAGTGCTGGTCAATCAATTGGTGGTCAATGCCCAGGCGCAATGGGCTACGATGCCTACGGCGTTGCTTCAACTCTCCACGTTGGGTGGTTTCACTGAAGCTGTAGGTTTAACCTTCGGTGCGTATCTTGCACGGTTTGCTCTCAAGGCTGCTGTCGGAGCTTCACGATATATTTTCCGGCCAACATGATCGAACTTCAAACAGGTATTCCCGGATCTGCAAAAACTTTGTCGTTTGTTGACAAATTAAACAAGCTGCTTACTCGTTGGGAAAATCATCCTGAAGAAGCCCGACCTGTCTTCGTGCACAACATTCCTTCGTTGTTGCTCAAGCATTCCAAGGTACCTTTGAAATCCGTTTTTTTAGCGAAGGCTGGTGAGCCGGTGCTTGTTCCTGATTGGGATGAAATGCCGGTCGGTTCCTTGGTTTTGATTGATGAGGCGGACACAGTTTTCCCGCCCAGGTCAAGTCAGTCTGTTGCACCTGCTCACGTGAACTGGTTAACGGAACATCGCAAGCATGGCTTTGATGTTTGGATTACTACACAGCATCCGAAATTCATTGATAGTAAGGTTCGTGCGCTTGCTGGTAAGCATCAGCATTTTCGCCGCCTTTTTGGTCGGAAATGTTCGGCGGTTTATGAGTGGGACGGTTGCAATGATTCATTGTCGAATTTGGGCAGTGCTGTTATCACTCTCTACAATTATCCGAAGGATGCTTTTAAGTTCTACAAGTCTGCCGAGGTTCATAACAAACAATCTTTCCGGCTGCCGAAATGGATTTTAATACCTGTGGCCGGGGCGCTGATGGGTCTTTACTTCGTTCCTGTTGCCTATAGCACGCTCAGTAGTGGAATGGCTGGAAAGGGGCTTCCTTCTCATTCTGTTGATTCAGAGTCGAAGTCTCTACAGGCGGGCACGCTGGCCGCTGTTGTGGCCACAAGTGTGCCGCCTGTTGGAGTTGTGAAGTCTGGTTTTATTGATAAGCCGGAAGTGCCTGATACTCCGTTTACACGTCCTGTGGTGTTGGCTGCTGCATGTGTGGCTAGTGAATCAAAATGTCGTTGTTACACGGCTGAAGGTGTGCGTGTCAATATTCCTGAATTTGTTTGTCGCCGAGCTGCGAATGAAAATGTCAATTTTGCTGACCTCCAGTTGTAATCGTTGAGGGGAGTTTTTGGCACTAGCCCGCATGGGCTGTCTGTTGATTTACTATATAGCTATATGGAATTAATCAGATCTGACAATATTCCTTTTTCTGCTAAGCTGGTTTTGCTTTACTGTTGTTGACCTTTTTTTGATGGTCCTGCGCTGCTAAGGCGCGAAAGGGTGGGCGCTCTTGCGCCCAAACCCGAAGCGCCGCGAAGCGGCGCTTAACTTGTAATACGGACACATAAGAAAACCAACAGCGGACAAATCAGGCGGGGCGTGGGTTTGGACGGGTAGGGTAGGGGTGTCGAGATTTGCACAAAGTGCCTCAAGGATCGTTGAGGGTGTTTTTGAGTTGTAAAAAGTTGAGCCAGCAGGGCGGCAAACCCTCTGGCTCTGTCTCGCAAGTCACTATTCGATGGAGCATTGCAAGATGGGTATAAGTCTGCGGCAAAGGTGGGATTGTGTCAACGATAGGCCGGATTTCTCAAAGCCTGGTGCGTTTAAAGAATATGATGCTTGGAATAGGGCTTCTTCCCGTGATATTCCCGCGTATCGTGCTAAGTTTGTAACGCTTCCGCATGGTCAAACCGAAGTTAGTATAACGCCTGTTAATGTCTCCAGCGTTATCAATGCTCGTATGGGTTTTAATCCGCTTCTTGATTGTCCGCGCAGGCGTAAGACACCTGAGCAACAGGAAGAGCGCGATATTGAGAATCGCCAGCGTTCGTCAAAGCGTGCAAAGCAAACGGTTCGGCATCTTGTGAAATCAATTCTTGCCGACCATATGCTGACCTTCAGCTATCGAGAAAATTTAATTGATCGTGCAAGGGTTGCCGCTGAATGGAAAGAGTTCGTCAGGTTGTTTCGTGTTCGGTATCCGTCTTGGTCATATTTGGCAGTTCTCGAAAAGCAAGAGCGTGGTGCGTTGCATATTCATGTAGCTGTGCAGGGTAAACAGGATATACGTTGGTTGCTGCGCTGTTGGTTGATCGCCATAGGGCAACCTCTTGCAGAGGTTTCGGCGTGGCTTGTAGGGGGCGTTAAACTTGGTGATAGGTCATTGGGTGCGGTTAATGTTGAACCTCCTAAAAAACGCTGGGGTGGGGCGCATGTGCAATGGAAGCGCGATAAGCTTTCTGGTTATCTGACTAAGTACATTGGCAAGGAATTTGAAGAGTCGGAAAAACATCTTAAAAAATACTGGCATTCGAGAAACATCGAGCGTCCTGTAATTGAACGTTTTTGGCTTAAGGCTAAAACCTATGCTGATGCCGTTGTTGAAGCGCATGATTTGATTTACTACACTGGTGCAACTTCGCTTAGTATGTGGGGCGACCATGCTGCCGGGGTGATTTGGATAACGGGGGAAATTGAACGGGCGCTGATCGGGAAAGTAACGCAGGCTGCGCCTGATTTTGATTTTCTGGAATGATTGTCAACAGTCTTGTGCATCAAGTCTGTTTCAACTTCAAAGCATCGCGTTTAGCGTTGCGGATTTTGTTTTCGATGTTGTAGGCTTTTCGGTAGGCTTCGCGGCGAAAGGTGGCGGCGGAAAGATTTGGAACTGTGTCGAGCCAGGCTTGCACTTCGCTTTCTGAAACGGGGATTTCCTCAATGAATAGTAATAGCGACATAAGGGGTATTGTGTGGTTGGATGAGCTGGAGCAACTTGGCGAAAAGAGCTTTAATAATTAGCCTGTTCTCTGCCTTCGTAATACGCATAATGTATATTGCTCTTGTTGTTTGAACGTGAAAAATGAGCATCATAATTTGCGAACTGTAAAACGCTTGCTTCTGCCGGTTCTGGTGTGACTATGAT